GACGTGTCCATTGATTGGACCTCATTTTTAACCGAATTCAATTTACTATTAAATTCCACATCTTTCGATTCTGTTAATATTGTTTCTACTTGGGTTAAAATTGATTCCTTTAATTCTGTGGTTTTAGTATTTAATTCGTCATTTGACATTGATAAAATATTCTTTAATTCTTCTTTTTGCGATTCATTTAAAGTATTTGAATATAACACGTTAAAGTTGTTTGCTAAAACTGTATGTAAAAGATTTTCATTTGCTGAGTAAGTTGATTTTTCAGATTCTTTGATTTCTTTTTTAGTTGTTAAATGTTCTACTAATTTCTTTTTCGCAATTACTTTTTTGTCAATGTTATTTAATGTTTCATTTTCCAATAAGGTATCTAATGTTGTATACAACTCATTTTCATTGATTTCTACTTCACCTAATTTCTCATTTAATGAATTACAAATTGATTGTAGGTTGCTTGATTTTGATTTCAAAATTGAATTTAATTCTTCTACATACAATTTAGCAACTTCTTTATCTTCAAAGTATTTGTTCTCAATTTCTTCATAAAACAAATACATTTCTTTGAATTCTTTGTTTTCCTTGATAGTATTAAGAATAGACTTCATCTCGTTCTTGTTTTGAGATGAATATGATTCTGTCAATTTCTTTAAAATTTTGGTCTTAATTACCCCTATTTTGTTCATTTTTAATCGTTTAAAATGTCTTTTATTTTATTTTCTATTTCATAAATATTCTGTTGCGCCTTCTTCATATCAAATAAGTGTTCGAAACTTAAATCTTCTTCACCCAACATACCTAATATTTTAGATTTTCTCGATTCTGATAATGGAGCTTCTCCTCCTTCAGATCCACCTCCTCCTGATGGTGGTGGCGGTGCTCCTCCCATATCCATTCCTCCGCCTTCACCTGACGCAGCCTCCATAGCCTTTTCTCTTTCCTCTTCAGGTATTCCGTATTTAGCATCAACGTCATCAAATATTCCTGAACGTTTAATGATATTTTGTGTATTAGTTAATTCAAATCCCATGGCACGTTCTAAACGTTGTTGTTGTAAATCTAAAATAACTTCAGAATCACTAAATCCAAGAATGTTTTTCTTTGCCCATGTATGTGATACTGGTAAGATACCAACTTGTGATTGGTCAGATGTGGCGTCCTTATAAAGTGTCACTTTCTCTTTCCACGTTTCAATACGTAATAAGTCAGACTGTGCCGACGGATTAGTTAATGATAATTCAAAATTACTTAATTCATCCTCTAAACCTAAAAGGTACAAATGAACTAAAGCAATTTTATTTAATTCTTGTATTAAAGATTTTTGAATTCTATTGATAGTTCTAGCAAAACGAATATCCATTAATGCTAAAGTCTTACCCTCACCCACAACTTCTTCAAATCCTAAGAATGCTTTTGGTATACGTAATGCAGCAAGTAACTTCTTTTGGATATATTCAATATCCGCAATTTCACCTAAGTTTTGTGCTCCGGGTAAAGTTTCAATTGGATTAGTTTGTGATGGGTCACGAACAGGAATGAAATAATCTTGGTCTACTGCCATTTGATTATATCTCATATCTACTTGACCATTTCTTGAATCAACGATTTGGTCTCTCTTAAATTTATTTGCTACACGTTGTACATATGGTTCAATATCCTTATCGTCCATATTACCAACGAATACTTTGAATACACGTCTTTCAGGAGCTCTTGATGTTCTGTAAATCAACATAGCATCTTCAGCAAGTAAAAGTTGTTTCCATATTCTTCTAATCTTATCTAACATAGAAGTACCGTAAGGTAATTTTCTATCATCACCTAATAATCTAAAGTGAGCAATTTCCCAAGATTGAAACTCCATGTCTTTATTTTTCCATGTGAATCTTAATTCTCTTGTTGGTACTTTAACATCAACATTATTACCAGGTGTTTTACTAGCAGCACCTTCGATTCTTTCTATCTCAATATTTGGAAGTTGTTGACAACCAATAATACCTTTTTCAGGATCAACTTTTAAGTAAACAAAATCATCACCGTATTTACAAACACCTCTCGCCCACATTTGTAGGTTAGTGTTGATGTCTAATTTTTCTTTAAATAAATCTTCTAAGATTGCTTTGATTCTATCTGATTCAGAATAGATAGTTAAAATTTCCCCTTTTTCAGATAGTGTTGTTGATTCTTCTGCGTATATGTCTAAAGCCGCCGAAATCTCTGGTGTAAATTCCATAGATTCATAATCATAATATGCTGCGAGTCTGTTTGGTTCGTAATATACTGATTGGTTATAAAGAGATTGGTCTAATTTAGCGAATTTATCAGCAATGTAAGAACTTTGTTGTGCTTGTAACATTGCCTTTTCATAATCTTCTCTATTGTCTGTCTTTAAAAGTTCGTCTTTACTGAAATTAAAAGATGGGGTATCCTCTGGTCTTGTTTGACCGGGAAAACCGAACATTCTCGTTAATTTCTGAAAAACAGTAAGATTTTGATCTGCCATATGTATATAAATAGTTTTCTTTACAATATAAACTTTTTTATTTGAAAATAGTAGTTTATTTTCTTTTACTGAATAACCAAGAATATTCAGAATAAGCCTCTTTTGGGGCGTTAGTCATGTTATTTTGTCGATACGACGGATTATCAATACCCATCGAACCTATTTGGTCAAAACTACTTCCATATGAGTAAAATGATTTATTTGGTTCATATGTTCTTTCAGACAACATCCACGAATCTAACATCGCTTTATTTTTAGATTCATTTCTCTCTAATTGATTAAAACATATATCACCAGCGTAAAGAGCCATTGACATACTCATAATAGCATCATCGTGGGCTCCCTTCATGTGGTCAGGTCTACCGTTAATATAAACGAACGTATTAAGTTCATTTAATAACCTATTTGACCTGATAGCGAATCCTTTTCTAACTTGTTCTTCAAACGCAGCAACAATTTGAGTTCTTTTGTTGTTGAAATTTAATCCGGGTATCTTCTCCATTGATTTCTTATTGTATTCCCAAATATTCTGAGTATTAATACCATCAATGTATAAATTCTTGTAATTCATTTCTTGTAACTTCCTCGAAGTGGCAATACCCATACCACCCGTAATATCAATTACGATAAAAGCGTTTCCATATAGGACCCCCCATTTATATGCCACTGAAGCCAAATCATCAGGAGGTATTTTACCGATATATTCTAAAACTTGTTCTCTGTCATCAAAATCTACTATATTGATTGATGAAAAGTCTTCACTATCACCTCTACTAACGTCAACACCCATAATATAACGATGACCAACTTGTGGTTCTTTCCATTGCCACAATGTTGCTTGCATGTATTTTTCGATAGGCTGTCTAATCATATTCTTGGCAATGTTTTCTTGGATTTCACCTGGTATAACACCGTCCCCTGAACCTAAGAAGTCACATTCTAATTCCTGAGCAATTTTACGTCTATCGTACTTGAATTTCTTAGACATTGACTCAAACCAAGATGAAAATGGTTTATAACCTTGTTCGTGATATTCAACATATTTCTCTATGTCGAAATCATACATAACCACTTCATCATCATTATATTGTTCTCTGTTTAACATGTAATGACATATATCATTACATTTAACCCAACGTAAGTCTTTGGTATAACGAGGGTCTTTAAACCATCTTAAATCTGTAATATGAAAATCATTCACCCCTCGAACTGCTTGGTCATAAACACCGTAATAGATGGGGTCATAACCATTTGGAGTTGAAATAAGAATAATTTTACCTCCCGTAGATAGGGATGCCATAGATGCTGCCCAAAAGTCTTCACCAGCTTCGATATACGCCGCTTCGTCAAATACAAGAATGGTAGGTGTATAACCACGTAACGCATCCGCAGATGTGGCAACTGCCTTAACCTCACAACCATTATTTAATCTAAATCTACTTTCAGAGTTTTTATCAGGTGAGAACCCAACATTAATCCATTCAGGCCATTGTTCTAAAAAGTTTCTAACCTTATTAGCCATTTCTACCGCAGTATCACGTTTGTTGGCGATTAATAGAACTCTTTCAGGTTCGTCAGGTTTCGCAGTTTGTAATTTCTTTGAAATCCAAGCT